GACGTTATGTCCAGACAAGGCGTGGTTCTGTGACGACCTCCCCTTGAATGTCTCCAGCCAGCGGCTCATCGAGGGTACACTGGGCAAATGGATTGTGGAAGCGGCGGATATGGCGGGCAAACGGAAGGCGGAGATTGAACAGTTGAAGGCGATGTTGAGTCGCCAAGTGGATGGCCCAGCGCGCATGGCCTACGCACGGTTGCCGGTGGAACGCGCTCGACAATTCGTGCTCGTGGGAACCACGAATAGCCAGACCTACTTGACAGACCCGACTGGGAACCGGAGGTTCTGGCCGGTGGAAGTATCTGACTTGAATATCAAAGGGCTGCGCACGGTGCGTGACCAGCTATGGGCCGAAGCCGCGCATCGGTCCCGAGGAGGAGAGTCCATCCGGCTTCCGAAGTCATTATGGGCCGAGGCGGGACGGAGGCAAGACGCTCGAAGGGAACGAGACGCGTGGGAAGAACCCATTATGCGATTGTTGGCTGCCGCTGGGGCCACGAGTACTGGCAGAGTGCGTGTCATAACCTCCGATATTTGGGACTTTTTACAGATAGAGATACCAAGAAGGGATAGATATGGGAGCATACGCATCAGCGAAATCATGCAGCGGCTGGGGTACAAATCCAAACGGCTCTGGCACGAAGGCAAAACAGTTGTGGGCTACGAAGGACCGCAGGTCAGTTTAGACTTTGAGAAGTGAGAGTGGGAGCACTAAAAATGGAGTCTTACTCAGCAGTTTGTGGGAAATCGGGCGACTCTTACTCGGCACCCTTACTCTTCTTTTGGCTGCGTTTTGCGAAAACGCTAGGGATTTTGCGATCTTACCGTCTTACTGTCCATTACCCAGCAGTGCCCGGAGGGGTAAGGGGCACGGCTACCGGGGGGGGGTATACCTATTACTACTTATATAAATAAGAGTAAGAAGAGTAAGAAGAGTAATAGTAGGGAAATGCCCCAACAAACGCGCACCCATTCCATTACTGATCTCCATTACCCTCGTGATCCAGATCCGTAAGGCGTCAACACCCTCGGGAATCGGGATGGCGCCCACGCTTGCGCTCCGCCTCGGGTCGAGGTACCGTCTACCTCGCCAATGGGTAGCCTCTTCGAAACGCTCAACCCGAGCACGGCCACCACCGAGCAAAAGTTACTGTGTCAGTTCATCACCCAGCGTGGTAGTCCATGCATGCGTGCCGCTGTCACAGGCTCCTCGGTTTGCGTCCTTCACGGTGGGAGCATCCCAGCCGCCAAGGAACAGATTGAGCGCGCGCTCCTCGCTCTCCAGGAGTCGGCTATCGAAGCCCTCCGGGAAGTCTTCGCCACGGCCACGGACCGCGTGCTCGCAGACACGGCGTTCAAACTCCTCGATAGAACCGGCCACGGTCCACAGACCACGTTGAAGGTCCAAGAGGACACCGACGACTTGTCATCGTTGTCGAATGAAGAGTTGTTGAAGAAGCACCAGGAACTGGGCAAGTTCTTGGAAGCCACGCGCACTAATGGTACCATCGTCCTTGGACCCAATAGTGGAACAACTCACTGAGGTCGTTGTAGACCGTGCGCAGGTCATTGCGCAACTGCGTGCGATGGAGGAGGAGGTCTCACGACGACAGCGCCTGGCGTCCATCCCTCCGGTCTTCCGTCCGATGTTCCAGCCCTCAAGGTACAAGGGTCTGTATGGCGGACGTGGCAGCGCCAAGAGTCATACGTTTGCTGAGTTGCTCATTCATCGGTGCCTCCAGAAGTCCACACGCGCCGTCTGCGTTCGTGAGTATCAAGTCTCCCTCGAGCAGTCGGTCAAACGACTGTTGGAGGACAAGATCAAGTTGTACAAGCTGGAACGAAAGTTCAGGGTGCTCAACACCCACATCGAGACACCATTCGATGGAATCATCATCTTCCAGGGCATGAACAACCAGACGGCGGTGTCCATCAAGTCGCTGGAAGGCTATGATGTGGCCTGGTTCGAGGAAGCCCAGACGGCCAGCGAGACCAGCTTGGACCTCTTGCGCCCCACCATTCGTGTCGAGGGTAGTGAGCTCTGGTTCTCGTGGAACCCTGACCAGCCCTCGGACCCGGTGGAACAGTTACTTCGAGGCGCCACACCCACGCCCAACGCCATCGTCATTCGCTCCACGTATCGCGACAACCCCCATTTCCCCGACGTGCTGCGCGGTGAGATGGAGTGGGACCGATCACGGGACATCGACAAGTATGACCACATCTGGGAAGGTGGCTATGAGAAGCATAGCGAAGCCCGTGTGTTCAAGAACTGGACGATTGAGCCGTTCGAGACGCCTGACGATGTGACGTTCTACCAGGGTGCCGACTGGGGCTACTCCATCGATCCCTCGGTCCTGGTGCGATGTTTCCTGCGTGGCCGAACGCTCCACGTGGATCGCGAGGCGTATCAGATTGGGTGCGAGATCGATAACCTGCCGGCGTTGTTCGATGCCGTCCCACGCGCACGCGAGTGGGAGACGATTGCGGACAGCGCCAGGCCGGAGACCATCAGTTACATGACGCGCAATGGCTACCCTCGGATGGTAGCCGCGAAGAAGGGGAAAGACAGCGTCAAGGAAGGCGTCATCTTCCTCCAGGGCTTCGACATCAAGGTCCACCCGCGTTGTACCCATACGATTGACGAACTCCGGAACTACAGCTACAAGAAGGACCCGAAGACCGACGTGGTGTCGCCCATCCTGGAAGATAAGAAGAACCACGTCATCGACTCGCTGCGGTATGCGGTCGAGAAGATGCGTGCGCCTGATGATGGGTGGTTCGTATCGTGAGTGGATGGCCGTTTACTCCCAATCCAAAAGGAGACTCAATGAGCGCAGACAAACCGAAGCCTGACCAGGGACTACCCAAGCCGGGCAGTGGATTCAATCCGCCGAAGCCGGGTGGACCGAAGCCCGACCAGGGATTGCCTGGGCGCGGTCCCAGCCAGCGGCCCGGTGCCCATCCGGACCACACACTCCCAGGAGACACCGATGGCGAAGAGGGCGAGGGCGAGAACGGCGAAGGCGAAGAGGAAGGCACAGCCCCGAAACCAGACCAAACGCTACCTCCGGGCAGCGGCGGTGGAGCGCAGCCGAAACACTGAGCGCGACACTGACACTGAGTAACTGAACGAGAGTCCAATGCCTGACATCAACGGAATCACGCTGGGTATACCAGACGAACTCCGTGCGGCCACTGAAGCCCTCGGCAGCCCACACGATCAGGAGGTTGTGCTGCGTGCACTCTCCTCATTGCTGGTTGAGCGGCTGCGGTTCGCACGTCAGGCTGGACTCTCGTTTGGCGACCTCCGCAACATGTACGCGGTGCTGGGATACGACGAGACGCTCACCACGTCTCGTATCCGCGCACGCTACAATCGCGGTGGCATCGCTGGGCGTATCGTCGATGCGATGCCGAAGGCGACATGGCGTGAGGGGTTCGAGATTTACGAAGACGAGAACCCAGACGTGGAAACGCCGTTTGAACTCGCCATCAAGACTCTCGATGACCGGCTGAGTCTGGCCGCGAAGTTCCACAAGACCGATATCCTGGCGGGACTGAGCACCTTCTCGGTCCTTCTGATCGGCGTGGGTGACGGCGCACTGGACCAGCCGCTGCCCAAGGGGAATGGCACGCCGGACAATGTCATCTTCCTCCAGCCCTTCTCGGGCGGTGGCGGGCAAGTCAACACCTCATATCGCCACAAGACGGTAGCGGATGACGCGGATGCACGTGTGGACACGTACATCGAGGACCCAAAGGACCCTCGGTTTGGCCAGCCAGCGACCTACCAGATCCGTCGCACGTATACGACCGACATCACGCTGGCGCGGACGGTCCACTGGTCGCGTGTCCTCCACGTCGCGCACCAGACGCTGGACGACAACGTGTACGGCTCTCCCACCCTCGAACGCGTGTGGAATCTCTTGGACGATCTGGACAAGGTCACGGGTGGCGGTGCCGAGGCGTTCTGGCTTCGCGCAAACCAGGGCACCGCGTTGAAGGTCGATGCGGATGCGAAACTGAGTCCAGAGGAGAAGACCGAACTGGAACAGAAGGTCGAAGAGTATGCGAACCAGATGCGCCGCTTCATGGTCATGCGCAAGGCGGAATTGCAGTCCATGGGCTCGGATGTCGCGAACTTCTCCAACCCAGCGGACGCCATCCTG